AAGACCTATATAAATCCTGAATATAATGCAAGTGATGTTATAAAAACTGCTAGATTATATAAAATTTTAAAAGATAAATTGAAAGATAAGGATTTTTTATGGAAATTTTTAGTTAAAGCTGAGCAGGCTTTAATGAAAATGGAATACAGGGGTGTTTTGGTAGATACTAAGTATTTAGATATACTTACAAGGAAGTTTGAGAGAAAATTGCAAATATTAAAGAAAAAAATAAAAAGTATGACAGATGGTTTTTTAGATAATATTAATATAGAATTTTTACCTCAAAATTTATTGCGTTTCTATAAGAAAAGATTGATTAATAAAGTACCTTTTAATCCAAGTTCTGATTATGATATTAGATTGTTATTTTATGGGGTATATGGTTTATCTTATAAGGATTATAAATCATTTAGAAATGAAATTTTATTGGAATTGGAAGATAAATATCCTATAGCTGGTTATATATCTAAGTACAGGAAATTTGAAAAATTGTTTACTACATATGGAAAAGGCATTAAATCAAAATTAATAAATGGTGTGGCTTATACAAATTTTAATCTAACTAGGACTATTACAGGAAGAACTAGCAGCGGTTCCGAATTGGGAAGGGAAGAGCATAAGTTTAATTTTCAAAATTTGCCAAGAACAGGTGGCGTTAGAGAAATGATTGTTGCAAGGCCAAACAAATTATTTCTAGGTTCAGATTATTCTACAATTGAAGTTTGTATTGCTGGTGCTTTATCACGTGATGAAAAGTTAATTGAAATTTTGAAATCTGGGAAAGATGTGCATACAATGATTGCCTCTACAATATTCAATATTCCTTATGAAAAAGTTCAAAGGGAACAGCGACAATTTGCAAAATCTGTAACATTTGGTATATTATATGGTATGACATCTATTGGATTAGCTAAGAGATTGAATATTTCTGAAGCTGAAGCACAAGAATTAATTGATAGTTTTTTTGGAGAATTTTCACAAATAAAGGAAACAATAGATAGATGTGTGAGTTTCGTAGAAAAAAATCATTATATTAATACACCTTTTGGAAGAATAAGAAAGTTTGATAAATTTGATGAAGAAACGAAGCGACAAGCTTTTAATACAGTAGTACAATCTGTTGCATCAGATATTATGTTGATTTCTCTTGGTGATATAGATGAAATCATTGAAAAATCTTCGTTGGAAGAAAGAATTTATCCAATCATAGAAGCACATGATGAAATTATTTTTGAAATAGATAATGATGAAAAATTCATAAAGGAGATGGAAGAGTTTATAATTTATGAAATGACTAAAGGGATTAGAAAAAGACATGAACTTGTAGATAAATTATTAGGGCCAATTAATTTGGCCGTAGAAACAAAAATTTCTAAAAGATGGCAAAGCAAAAGTTAAAGGAGGTGAAAATAAATGCCTGTATATTCTTATAAATGTCAACAATGTGGCGCAATAGTTGAAGAACAAAAACCTGTTGCAGAACATGATAAAGCGCCAGAAGTTTGTCCTGTTTGTGGTGCAAAAAATTCGATGAAACAAGTTATTACCAGTCCGCCAGGAATAGATTTAACTAAAGCTGGGCCCGGAACATATTTTAATGATTATAAGATGTGGGAAAAAGGTGCTAAACCATTTGACGAAAATGTTCCTAGAAGAAGAAAAGATGAAATTTATAGTAATAGGGCAGAAAAAGGATGGAAATCTTTACCAAAATATAATAAAAAGAAATTATTGGAAAAGCATTTAATCAAATAAAACATATCTTGACAAATTGGCTTTTTTATGTTATGCTTGGTTTAATGGGGTGAACTTATGTGAAATTTGAAGTTTCGAGAAGACATCCAAATTATGAAAAAAAGAAGGATGAATATGAATTTTTCCTAAGAGCTTATTTAGGTGGCCGAGAATTTATTGAGAGTGAACTTTTTAGTCATTCATTAGAAGACGATACTTCTTTTCAGAAGCGTAAAGAACGTGCTTCTTACATGAATATTACTAGGAAGGTTATTAATGCCTTTACTAATTTCATTTTTGCCACGCCAGTTAAACGTTCCAATGCCGCTATCTTAGCTCCTTTCTTTGAAAACGCCGATAGAAAAGGCGATGATATCGATAAAATTATGCGCAAAGCTTCCAATTTGTCCACATTGATGGGGCAATCTTATCTTTGGTTAAGATTTGACATTCCGCATAATATACAGGGATCATTAAGCTTAAAAGAAGTTTTGGAAAAAAGAATTTTACCTTATGTAAATGTTCTATCATATTTAGATGTAGTTGATTGGTCTTTAGATTCTTTTGGAAATTATAATTGGGCATTAATAAGATTACCTGAATATGACGATAAAGATCCTTTTAGGGAAAGAGATGAAAAGGTATATTATTACTTATTAACTAAAGAAAGAATCTATACTTTCGATGAAGAAGGAGATTTAGTTAGAACTGCAAATAATTCTTTAGGTGAAATTCCATTAATCAAAGTGTTGCATGATGAAGTTGATAGTTTGGGCGAAGGTGAGCCCTTATCAAATGATATGCCTTATTTGGCAAGAACTATTTTTAACTGGACTTCCATAATTGACGAAATGATAGAAAGACAGGGGTTTGCGCAACTGGTTTGTCCCGATGATGGTGAATTGGAAGAAATGAATAGAGCAGAAGAAGGAAGTGTTTTAAGGAAAATTGGAACTTCTTCTGTTTTTACTTATCCAGCTAGTGCAGGCCATCCACCACAATTCATCACACCAGATATTAGTCAATTAAGAACAATCTGGACTATCATAAATGGTATGATAGATTTTATCTATTTAAGTACAGCTTTGGCTGGAACTAGAGAAGATATTGTAACAAATAGCAGTAGAGCAAGAAGAATTGCATTAGAATTGGTTGGCGCAACATTAAAAGCTAAAGTTATGCATTTGGAAACTGCTGAAAATCGAATGATAGAGCTCTACTTGAAATATTTAAATAAAGAAAGACAAATTAATAAAAGATATTTTAGCAGCTATTGCAGAGACGTTAATGCATTAAGTTTTATGGATTATTTTGATAGTATATTTGAAATGATGAAAAAGAATATTAGCAGAACTTTCAATAAGGCATTAGCTATAGAATTAACTGAAAATTGTCCTTATCCAATGGTTCAAAGATTACGTGATGGAATTATTAGGGAAATACAAGATTCGGCTGGTATATTATTTGGTCAAGCACGTGACATTTATGATTTTACAGCTAGTGAAGAAGAAATAGAAAAAAGTAAGCCGAAAAAACAAGTAAAAAAAATTAAAAAGGAAGAAAAAGGGGAAGAAAAGAAAGAAGAAGAAAAAAAGGAAGAAAAATAATTTAGGAGGGTTAATATATTATGCCAGAAGATAAAAAGTTTGTTTCCGAAAGCGAATTTAAAAAAGTTGTAGAGCAAAGGGATAAATTAAAAGAAGAATTGCGTGCAGCGGAAGAAGAAGCTAAAAAGGCAAAAAGGGAATTGAAAATTTTGCAGGAAAAGATGCAGGTTAGGGAAAAGGCAGAAGGAGAACTTAAACAGAGGATGTCAGAATTAGAAGAAAAATTGAATCAATATCAGGAAAAGGAAGAAGAAGAAAAAATGAAGGAGGCTTCTGAAATAGAAAAGTTAAAAATTCAGCATGAAAGGGAAATTGAAAAGTTAAAAAAGGAATATCAAGCTGAAATAAGGGAATATGAAAAGAAGATTAAGGAATTGGAAGGTGGTTTAAATACTTCTAAGGATGAAATTTTTAAACTAAGAAGATATCAATTGGAAAGCAGAATTTTGCATTCTGCATATGATATAGCTAAGAATCCAAAAAGAATCGTCAAGCTATGTAGAGATGATTTTGTATGGGATGAAGAAAATGGCGATTGGTATCATGTAAGAGAAACTAGTCGTGGTAATGTTGTAAAAGTTCCAGTAGAAGAATATATCAAGAAGTTCCTTGAAGATCCAGAAAATGCTGATTTGGTAAAAGTGAAAATAAATGAACCTACAGGTGAAGGCGCTGGCGATAAAGATAAGAAGAAAGAACCTAAGGATGAAGATTTATCTGAAATAGCAAAGAAATATACGGAAGAAGAATTGAAACATCAGGCAGAAATCAGGAATATGACAATAGAAGATTTGAAGAGATTGTTGAAGTTACAGGAAGAAGCCAAGAAAAAACGTAAAGAACAATTGAAAAATCTTGCTGAGAAAAATTTTATCTAAGGAGTGAATAATGAAGTTAAAAGATTTGCTAAAAATAATTGAAGAAAAGTGTAAGGATGATTATCATATTTCTGTTATGATTAAATCTTCTGGTTTATATCATTTTTATACTAGTTCTAGTTCAAAAGAAGAAAGTTTATATGATTTCTTTTCGGATATTTTAGCAGGTTTAATCATGGTTTATAAGAAAATAAGTGATTCAGTAGAATTTGAACAATTCCTAGCGGAATTGAATAAACAGTTAATATTGATGAAAAAAAGTATTAAAGAGATAAAATTGTACGAACCATGATAAATTTTGTTGTTTTAATGGAAAAAGGCGGAATTGCAAGATATTACAGACGTTTGGACGAAAACGAAATTTTATTTGAAATTTATAAAGATGGTAATTTGGAAGTTTGCCATAGATTGAATGCTGAATTTTTACCGCCAGAAATATTATTTCTTTTGAAAAATGAGGAAGAAAAAGACTAAATATTTATTGAAAGATGGAAAATGGTCAACTAAATTTGATCCTTGGAATGTAGCAGTTCCATCTGGAATGTCGAATAGCCAATCTGCAATAAGAAGAAGAGGGTTTAGTGTTGGCATAGATGAAAATGGAATTTTTATTTTTACACACAGGTGCAGAAGCAAATCATATCCTTCTTATAAAAAGATTCCTAAAAAAGTAAGAGATTTTATCAAAAGTACAGCTTAGTTTTTTTATTTTTTAAAACGTCCCATTCTATAATCCAAGTCGGGTTATTAGAATGGGACGGATTTGTGTCTTTAAATAAAGTTTATAATAAAATTTCGGGAGGTTTATTATGTTTGATAAATTATTTAAAACTTATGAAAAGTTATTACTTTATCGTCCTTGGGTTTATTATTGGAAAGTTACTTATCCTAATGGTAAAAGTATAGCACAATTTGATGAAAATGGAAATGAAATATTGTATGGTAATGTTTCTAAGAAAAATGCATTAATTATTGGTTGGTATCCATTTGATATTAAATTAGCTAGAAAGTTATTAGATAAAGGTTTATTAGTATTACCAAAGCAAATTCCAAGTCATGAAATTATTTTGGAAAAAGGTGAAGAACCAATAATTTTTAGACGCAATTACATTGCTTTGGGCGCAAATGGTGGGAGAAGAATTAAATATATATTAGGCAAAAAACATAAATTTTTATGGATAATTGATGAAAATGGTAATAAAGAAATAAAGAAATTAACGAAATTAACTGATTAATTGAAAGAGGTGTACTAAATTGGCATGGCTATCTGATTGGGATTATAGAAAAAAAATTACCATTCAAGGTCAGTCAGGCGCTGGAACTAATTATCAAGTATTACTTAAAGTAGGCGAAAGTTCTGGCGCTTCAGGATATGATTTCCATGTGGAAGGACATTCGTTTAATTTTCCAAATGATACTAATCAGTCTGGAGATTTAAGATTCACTAAAAACGATGGTACTACAACATTAAATTTCTGGGTAGAAAAAGTAGAAGGAACATCTCCTAATCGTGTAGCATATTGTTGGGTAAAAATTACTGACAATCTGGATAATAATGTAGATATTTACTGCTATTATGGAAATTCCAATGCAGGTAATGTGAGTTCGGTTACTAATACATTTATAAGGGAAATAAGCAGTCTTAAAGGTGCTTGGCATTGTGATGAAAATTTTTAGATGATGTATTCGCTGGAGCAGATAAGAAATTTAGCTTTTCTGTGTGGGTAAAACCAGCGAGTGAAATGACAAATAATCATATTATAGTCAAACTTGCCGATTCTAATTGTTCAGAAAATCAAAGGCAATTTATATTTAGATTATTTACTGGCAGTAAGCCTGAATTTATGTATTATTGTGGTCTTGATGCATTTAATTGTAGAGGTATTTTAGGTTCGACTCCAATAACTGATTTGAATAAATGGTATCATCTTATTGCAATTTATGATGGTTCTATCGATACAAATAATGGATTGGATAGAGTTAAAATATATGTTGATGGACAAGCGGAATCTACTACTTTAGATTATAGTGAGGGTAATCTTGGTGATATCCAAAATGGAGCAGCGCATCTTGGATTCGGTAAGCACTTAAATTCATCAGGAAGTCCTTGCGGAAGTTGCGGATATTTCAATGGTATTATGGATGAAATTTTTATTTTTGATAAAGTTTTAACTGCCGAGGAAATTTCAGATTTATATAACAATTATGGTTATACAACGACAAGTTATTCAGGAAGAGTATTAGTTCGTAAGCGTGTCGATCCAGAGCCATCTTTTTCTTCGTCTTCTTCAGAAGAAGGATCTTTTAAATTACATGATATTGATATATGCATTTTAGAATGTAAATTATCTTGCAATTATTCCATTGATATATGTATAACTAAACAAGGTTGGCTTCCTTATAATTTTAGAAGGCAAATAACGATAGATAATACATCAAATTCTAATAATCTTACAGATTATCAGGTAAAAATAACTTTAAATTCTAGTAATTTTAATTTTAATCATGCTAAAGATGATGGAAATGACATTGCGTTTGCCGATTCCAATGGAACTTCTGTATTGTACCACTGGAAGGAAAAATGGGATAAAAATAATCAAGAAGCCATTCTTTGGGTAAAAGTACCTTCTATTCCAGCGAATATATCCAATGGTGTAGTTTCTAAAACTTATACTATAGAGACTGGACATATTTTAGAAGCATTGGTTAAAGGAGATAGTCAAAGAAGAAATTATTGGGTTTTTGTAGGCGCTAATGATAATGAAGGAGCTATTTGGGGAAGTACTTCAAAACAGACATTTTGTTTTTATCAAAATACTGAAAGTGATACTGTAGCAAATTCTTGGGCAACAAATAGACAATATACTTATATAACAATTGATTATTCGAATTGGCATAGGTATAGAATTGATTATATTGACACAAATACACTTAAATTTTACATTGATGATAATTTGAAAGCAACTCATACTGGAACAGCAGTTCCAGACACTCCAAGGAAATTGGAGCTTGGTGGTGATGATTATAATAACACAAATTATCATGTAAAATATGATTGGATAAGAGTTAGGAAATATACTGATCCAGTACCAAGTTCAACAATTGGAAGTGAACAAACTGTAAAAGAAATTAATTATTCTATAGATGCAATACTTATTGCATTAAAACAAGATATTTCTATTGATTTATTGCTACAGAAATTACAATCTCTTAGTTATAATTGTGATGTTATAATAAAGAAAATTGGAAAAAATTATAATATTGATACTCTATTACAGAAAGTTAAATTTTTCAATTACAATATTAGTATATTAATAGAGAAAATAATTAGTCAATATTGCAATATTAATGTTTTATTGGAATCATTAAAATCTTCTGCTTACACTTTAGATATATTAATTAAAAAGTTAAAATATATTAATTACAATTTGGATATCTTATTACAAAAGTTATTAGCTATAATACTGATTTAATTTTAAATAAAATTGGAGAATCACAATATTCTATAGATTTAATATTACAAACGGAAGAAAAAAAATCCGAATATAGTTCTGATATTCTTTTAAAAGAAACTTTGAATCTCAATTACCAATCTGACGCTTTATTGAAATTATTGAAGTTAACTATTTATAATGTAGATATTTTTTTGGAAAAACTGCAATCTCTTGTTTATAGTATTAATGCGATATTTAATAAATTAGAATCAATTACTTATGATAGTGACATTTTATTAGAACAATTACAATCTTTTAATTATGATATTGATATATTATTAAAGCAATTATCATCTTCTATTTATGACATTAATGTATTATTTAGACAATTACAAATTCTTACTTATAATATAGATGTAATAATCAAGATAATTGAAAAACAAATTTCTATTGATGTTATATTATCAAAAATAAATGAGTCTAGATATTCGATAGATGTTTCATTGTTTCAGAAATTAAGATTTGCACCATGTAAATTGACTTTAGATTATAATAAATATAATCTTAATTTAGATTTCCAATGTAATAAATTTAATTTAGACTCCGCCTGTCAGGAGGAATAAAACATGAAGTTAACTAAAGGCGATAGTATTTTATTTACTTGTACTGTAAATGGAATTGAAAATTTGGATAATTGGAAAATTCGTTGTGAAATTTATGATGATTATCAACATTCTATTAAATTAGCAACTGCCAATTCAGGTGGAAGCGATGAACAGATAAAAATTACTGATTCGGAAAATTGCAAATTTGAAATTTATGTGCCAAAAGATGCTACTGCTGATTTTGATGATATAGCTTATGTAGAAATAGAAGTTGAAAGCCCAGATGGCCAAGTTCAAACCTTAGATATAAGGGAACTTCCAGATGGAAGATTTGAATTGAAAGATCAGAAGATTACATGGACTACACCATCTTAAAACTTGACAAATTGAAGAAAATATGTTAACATCTATATTGTAAAATCTTCTGAGGGTTTTTCCATTTGCGTATTTTATTACCTTGTGTATTGTCTTCAGATGCTATAAAGATTGCGTATTGTTTGTACAAAAAGAAAAAACTTAAACTATCAGATTATTGTCCGATTTTCCCAAAAAAATCGATCCATCTACAAAATAATGACATAATCTTATTTGATATAAAAATAAATACAAAACTGAAAATATTTATTTATCCTTATTTTTCTGATTTCTTTAAAGATATAATAAAGGAAGATATAAATTTTCATTTTCTTAATAATTTACAGGAAGACTTTTGGTGGGGCTTGGATTCGGAAGGAATAGATACATTACAATTATTATCTGGTTGTTTTGATTATTTTGAAAGATATAGATTACATTGGTTGAAACAATTTGAAGATATTCAATTGGAAAGAATTCAAATAAAATCACATTTAGTTGCTATAAATGATAATATTCTTCCAGAATCTAAATATTTGAAATCTGAACTTAGAAAAGTTGATTATATGGTTTATAGATTTGGTGATGACTTTGGAATAAGAAAAGGGTTTCAATCTGATGGCCCATCATTAGTTGATTTTCATAAGTATATTGATGCGGAACATTTTACACATAAAAAAGGCTATTTCGTAAATTTGAAAAATACAAATATAGAAAAAATTTTAAAAAGTTTAGAAAAATTTTTAGAGGTTTAAATATATGAAGAAATTAATTTCATTATTTTTAGTCTTAACATTTTTGTTTACCATTGCTTGCGGAACTACTTCAAATACGATTAAAGTTCCAAAAATTGATAAAAGTTATGAAAAAGTAATGAAACAGGCTGATGATTTAGCTAAAATTTTGGCAAAATATTCGGCTTTTTCAGTTTGTTTTTGGAAAAATGTTTTGGGTGAAGATATAAATAAATTGTCTTACAGTTCTATCCAATGTTTGAATAAAATAGAGAAGATAATGAAAAATAAAGATTATAAAGATTTAACTGAATGCGAAAAGGGAACAATTTTAGCTTGCTGGTTAAGATTTTCAGCAGAATTAACTAATCAAATGATTACTAAATTACCAGCAGAAGTTTCGAGAATAATTTTATTATTTAAATAGGGGGTTAAACATTATATTATTTAAATAGGGGGTTAAATATTATGAAAGCCATTAAAGCAGGAATTTACGATGCTTATCATGCAGATGGTATTAATTTGGAGATCAATCTTAAAAATGCTACAGTAAAAGGTGGAACAGCTAGTTTTGTAGGTCAGAAAGGTGCAAATTACAAACTTGTAGATCAGGCAAGCAATGCTACTGACAACATAGTTGGTTGGGCTATTTTGGGTGATTACACTGCTTATAATATTCATGGTGTAACTGAGGTGTAACCGATAATGGTAATGGAACATATACATTTACTGAAAATAAGGAAAGATTGTTCTCCAGACGCAGAAACTGCTATTAAGGCATTGCGTTATGGCGATGCACTTAAAGTTATTATAAATAGCAATGAACAGGTAGTGGATTTGGATAGTAGCCCATATAATGAAGGTTTTGTGATTTTCGTAGGCGCTACAGACGAAGAAGCAGAAGCTGGTTATATGCGTGTTAAAATCAATACACATAAGCAAATAGTTGTTTCATAATTAGAAAATAATATATA